TTTCTGATTTTTCTTTATCCTCTTTATCCCATTGTTTCATCAACTTCTTATTCTTTCTTTACTTTTTTATATCTGCAACAATGTTGGCTATATATACAAAAGCCATAGCTCCTGCTCCGAACATTACGGCTATCCAAAACCACTTCTCGGCTTCCCAAAAAGCTTGTTCTATTCCACTCATTTATCCCAACATCTCTTTTATCTTCTCAGTCACCTTTTTACTAAAGCTCAGAATCTGCTCTTCCTCCTCCTCTGGTGTCTCTGGTTTAGCCCCTGCCATGCTAATCGGCACGAGTCGACTATCAACCAGCATCTCATCACCACCATCTATAGGCTCTAATCCCTGTTCTGCTCTAGCCTCATTTATCAACATAATATTGCCCTTAACTCTTCCTATCTGCTCTTTCAGGATAAGCTCCCTATTCTGTGGCACAGGATCGTCAAATGCACAGAACAGCTTCTCATCAAACAACGGCAATATCCTCTCGTTCATCTTCTCTGAGAACCTGTCGCATCGAGGCAATATCCCAATCTTGGCATGTTGGTATCCAGCAGCCTCAGCCACAGCACGATTAGAGTGTGGGTCAAACATACCAAATGGGACATCCAGGGAGGTACATATTTCTATCATATTCCCCTTACGTCCCTCTATAAAATTAAGCTCTTGAGGTGTCATGGCATCTTTTGTATATTTAAGCCCCCGAGGAAGGTACATCATCTTCCCTGCCTTTTTGGGTCCCGTATGCTTCTGGCTCAACTTCTCCTGGAATCTCTTTCTTTGAGGCTCGCCGACATTCTCTACCTCTTCAATCACACCCCCTACCCTTGCTCTATTCTCGAATATCGATGTCTCAAACTCATTCATCTGCGACTGGATATAGACAGCATCTGCCACCCCCTTGATAGTTGAGAATCCAGAAAAGATGTTCTTGGGATTGGGGGTATTGAACATGACCACATCCTCCGGCTTGAGTGGAATCTCCACATTCCCCCTCTTGTAAATATAGCCTTTTATCGCATCTTTCAGCGAGCTTCCATAATCAGGATTTATAAACTGTGAGGGGATGACCCAAATCTGTCTCGGCACTTTCAGCCCATCCTTGAGCAATAGCCAGTAGCACTCCCCAGTCAAGTCCATAAACATTGTCGTAAACTCTTTCAGCTCACGACTGCCATGATAGGGATTGACCTCTTTCATCAAATCGAGATAGGCATGATCTGTAACTTCTTCTATCTCCTCAGCCTTTGTCAACCACGGATCGAGATCGGTTTGTGCATACAACCATTTCAGCCTCTGCCTATCTACTGGCTTTGTTTTTACTGACGCATATTTCTTGCCCCTTGTCTCTTTCGACACATAGAGCCGGAGACGCTGAGAGCCGACTGTCTGGAAGTTGAGCTTGACACAGATAAAGACCCAGCCTAGATTGTTATCTATGAACTGGCTTTTTGTCGATGGCTTCTTGCTATCAGTCAGATATGACCCCCACTCGTAAGGGTCCATCCATGCTGACTGGTCTCCCACTGATGGCCTTGTGCCAGTTGTGCTGAATACGTCCTCTATGCCCTTGCTGTAGAGTCCTCGGGCTTTTCCCATAAAATAACTTGCTCTCTCTATTATGTTCATGTCAGTCTCTCATTAGAAAATAGAAAGCATATCCGACTACTAAACCAGCCTTGACTGGATTCTGTATATTCTGCCAAGCAATTTTCAGAATCGTCTTGAATAGGTAAAGCTTCGTAGCGTGAACTTTAAAATAGACCTGTCCATCCTTTACATAATCAAGCTTTATATTCAATCCTTTTGGCACTCTACTTGTTTTAACCTTCGCTATTTTCTTACTATACATTCTCTCAAATGCCTTGCTTTCATCAGTACCAACTAAATATTCTTGTATGTTCATATCCTTATTTCCGTTTGTTTAGATGGCATCCTAATTAAATAACTTTTTTTCAATTTTTCACCTTTTATCAAAATATTCTTTATCGGAGTGATAGTATATTTATTAACAATCCCTAATAACGCAATTTCTCTTGCTTTCATAATATCAATCCCTATATATGTTGTAGACATTAAATTGCTATTTGAAATATTCGATTTCTTTACTTTTATATGTTCAATATTGTTTTTCTGAAATGACATTAATTCCGTCCTCTGAATCTTCGATTTTTTTGATAATCATAAAATTAAACTCTACTTAATTAATAGACATTAATCTGAAACATGGAATAATCAACTTTTCTCAATATCTGACAAATAAAGCCTACACATTTAATAGACATTAATTCGGAATTCGAATCGTGCGATTTTTTGGGAAATATACGACCGCGAACCATTTCGTGAAACCACATTGAATTGTTTGACCAAATAATCGATTTTTTGGGAAATCCTAAATCTTGATTCACATCTGGCAAGGCAACGGATTTTCTCTCATTTCGTGCGGTTTTCCGAGAAAACCCAAACTGTGTTGAAAATATCGCAAAAAAGGCAATTCCCCCCTGTAGAATTAGGGTCAAATGACAGATTTTTTCTGAAATGGGGCGATTTTTAGGAAAAACCTTGATGTTTCCCACCTCATGGCAAGAGGGCAATGTTTCAGTCTGAGCATGCGATTTTTTATAAATTATGCTAATGAAACCCAATCGGTGAAAAGCCGACAGATTTTTTCCTCGAATAATTGAATTTTTATAATTTATCAAAGTCATCGGCAAAATCTCACATGGCGACATACTTTTATCCTGAATAACGCAGTCTTTATGAAAAACAAAAAATCAATCCCTACATAATTAATAGAGATTAAATTGGAATCTGAAATATTCGATTTATTCATTTTCATGCACCCAAAACTGTTTCTATAAAATGACATTGATTCCAATCCTAAAATCATCGTTATTTTCTATTTCCATAATAATTAATACTACATAATTAGTAGTCATTTATTTGATGTCTCAAATTCATCACTTTTCCCTCTTTCTGTAAAATAAACCCTATCGGAGAGATAGCATAAAAGATGTATAACTTGAATACTCATCTTGAAAATAACCTCGATGCAGTCACCCTTGAGAATCATATCACACCCACTCTATATCCCCTCTTTCACCCCATTCGTCCAGACCCATAATAAGATAGCGTTCACCGTCCATGCAGTGGTCGTCCTCCTTAACTGGTTTCTCCTTAGTCTTGTCATATCGGTAAAGCGACTTCTCATTTATGGTATTGACACAGGATCTGAATACCTTTAATCGTATTGACTGCCTATCATCTGTGGTCGGTCTTATCCGTTCATTTACCTTCTGAATTCCGATATTCACATCGTTATTGGCAGACTGAACATCGAGCCCCAGCGCTATCATCTCCTCTATCTCCTGCTTCCCGGACGGGTCGGCAAAATAGGTTATGTCGGGACTCAGATACTTCGCATGTTCTTTCAATAGACAGCGACTCTTATACCGCTCCTTGTAAATGAAAAGCACATCGTCTGGACTTAATGCTCCCTCCAAAGCGACAAACGGGTTGTTGTAACCCCAGTCTATGCCTCCAGCCTTAGTCCAATCCCGGGGGATGGCAAAATCATCCACTATGTTGTACTCGCAGAAGTCAGAGTAGATCAAACCTTCGGCTTTCCCGAACACGCCCTCATAGCGGAGCTGATACTGAGTCGGGGTCAGCATCCGCCTTGCCCTCTCAAACTCCTCTTTGGGAAAATAGGGACTATCTACTGACCGGAACTGGATAAACTCAATATCGCTGGGCTCTCCTCTAAGCACTCTTGCCTTATCTTTCTCAAGCTCTTTATAAATCCAGTTCAGGGCTATGGGAGTGAATGTGCAAAGAATTCGCCCTAGAGTCCTTGATACCCTACCCTGCATCATAAGCCAAATATCAGCCTTCATTAAACTAGCCTCATCTGCCCATATTGCCTTTGCAGTAATTCCCTCAATCGATTCCGGGTGTTCACCAGAACGCATAAAAAAGTTCCTGCCATCTACTGTTCTATAGACCGATTCAGCTTTATTGAAAGTACCCCTACCTTTAGGGACTAATTCAAAGAATTTCTGTAATGTAGATTGTTGTAGAATTTTGTATGTTGGGGCGATAATCAAATAATCTCCTGGTCCACATATATCAGATTCCTTCATTATCCACACTGAGCCAAATGTTGTCTTTCCACTTTGGACTCCTGCACAAAAGTAAATAAACCGCGTTCGACTATTCCATGCCTGAAGTTGGTATGGGTGATTCGAGAAACTAATCTTTTCTATTTCCATCATCTTTAATCGTCACTGTCAGGGGCTTGAATTCTCCCTCATCATCTTGTCCCCCTACCAGGCTCGTAGGAAGCATCTTCATGAGCCACGTATAAAATAATATTTTATTTCCTTTGGTCTCTGCAACCCAGTTAATAAATCCTTCTAATCCACCAACTCTCTTATCGTTGAGGGTGCTAAAAAGCATATCCTTGAT